CACTTGTGTCGCTCCTTCGTCCACACTTTCTTTCACCATATCAATGTCATCCTTCGTAAGGCAGAACCATTTAAATACCATTGTATCTAGAATAATTGCCGCTTTCAAGTATAATTTTTTCGATGTTTCTAGTTTGGGGTCATCGGCAATTCCACCGAACTTATCACCACAATCAGCCTCGCAGCTGGTATATTCATTCGTATAACAATATGGCCATTCGTGTCGGTCGGTCGGAAATAACTTGTTCAGGTTCAGGTCATTATTTTTAATGCTTTCTGGAACTGAAAAAAATAGAATATTCACGCACACAACGGAAACAATGACAGTCTCAATAAAGAGGGTTAATACACTGAGACCGAATTCTTTGAGCGCGGCAATATCAAATATCGTATTTGGTTTCACCTTAACTCTCTTTGGCTTCTCATCCTTGGCTTCGCCTTCGCCTTCGCCTTCGCCGTCGTCCTCGCCGTCGCCTCCAAACATCCCGCCGATTTTACTAAAGGTTCCTTCTTTTTTCTCGCCTTCTTCGCCTTCGTCGTCGCCACCACCGAACATCCCGCCAACTTTACTAAAAGTGCCTTTTTCATTCTCATCTTTATTTTCGTCACCACCGTCTTCAATGTCTTCTTCATCGTCAGCCATTTGTGTAACTAAGTTATATATACAATAGATTATTATCGGTTGTATTTCACGACGAGCATCGTCCGCCTACCGAGCATCGTCGGCCTATCGGCATTCGGCTCGGCATTTACCGAGCATCGTCCGCCTGTCGGCATTCGGCTCGGCATTTACCGAGCATCGTCGGCCTATCGGCATTCGGCTCGGCATTTACCGAGCATACATCAGCCCACAATTTCCCGATATAAATGTCAGCACATTATACCGCTCCTCTAGTATATGAAGGTCGTAGTTATACAAGTAGATATTCACATTCGGTTTGTTCATTCCGATAATCTCTCGAGTATTCGGATTACAAATCACCTTCACTTCGGCCGCCGAATCCAACGGAGGATATATCGTATTCATCTCCAGTTCGATTTGGTTAAACTTGCTCATATTGATAGCACCGCTCGGCTGTAATTCAAACGGGTCTGAGTTCAAGCAGAAATTATAGCAATAAATCCCGGGTTTCGCACTCCCCCTTGTCCGCGTATATTTCTCAACATAATTATACACTCCTGCGTCGAGCAGGTTCTCTCGATACTTCCCGTTGAGTGAAATCCCCAGCATCTGTAGTATGTCGCGTTCATTTTCCGACTGAAAATCACCAGTGATATGAAGCCCGGTCAACCGTTTATCACCCGGATTAATGCCAGGTCCAATACCGTCCTTCGGTCCATTTTTATCAAAGAAGTAGCGGTCGTTCGGAAAATTCGATGGTCCATTAAGGTCGGATGCCTGAACGACGCTTTCAGTAAATCCGGTTGGCTTCCAATCATCGTCTATTGGCGCGGGTATAATATCATAGGGTAGATAGTTATACGGCCAATTCGTATAATTGCTCCACTCGTTCCGTAAATTCACATCACTTCGTTGGAAGAACAATGTCCACGATGCCACCATCCCCATCGAATTCTCTATCTTGATTTTCTTATTTCCAGTAACATCATTGAACACCCAATCATAATACGACTTAATCAGGTATTTTTGTTGGTTCGCGGCGAATATCTTCGACTCCTCATCGGAGAGAAAACAGTATGTCGCCATTAAATGGACATCCGCGTTCCAGTCTGTGCGAATGCTCGGATAGGAGTCAAGTGTTAAATCAATACTCGGCGGCGGGTATAAAAATCGCCACATCTGATGAAGCGGATTCGTGAAATCCGGCTGAACGACTGGCCAATAATTCGCAGGGTCGCCTACATCTCGTATCGTGAATAGCTCTTTCACCGGCCGAAGTGTAACATCAATCTGGAGTTGGTTATATTGCAGGCATACAAGCGGAAACGCCATCTTCGACGAAAGTGTGAACCACGCATTAATCGGTATATATATCTTGCGTCCGCGTATTGACGGCTCTGCTCCGGCGATATTACCTGTGCGATAGGCATTCGGATACTGGTTCAACCGTGCCCCAGAACAGCCAGGATTATATAATTCCGGAACGTGACCCGTCATCTGGTTATACAATTCGCGTTTTGTGGCATCGAGGTCACGCTCCATAATCGCCATCAAATTATTACCAGTGAAACGCTGAAGGGTCATTCCGCCGACCGAAATCACGATTTCTTTTATCATTTGTGTGCCCAAATTTTCAATCCACCGAAACTCATATGGCGCCCACATATCGCCTTTATTTGCTGGCGGATGAATTGGGCTCCATATCGACGGAAGTGTCACGCAGATATAGGTGTCCATCAGTAGTTCAGCATATCTCGGAATATAGAATGTGAATTTGGACTCTTCGGTCATACGCAACTTCTTCTGACCATCGAAATCAACTCTAAACTTTTGAAGACCGAAATTCGTATATTTAAGGTAGGTGCTTTTAAAAAATGACTTTTTGGGATTACCGTTAAGAATAACATTTTGATTGCCTGTAGCAACCAAATTTAATAAACCGCCGGTCATTTAGTATGTTATTTGTATATAACTTTATATAAAAATCTATTATTATATACAACAACAATGAAAGAAAACCAAGTAGAATTTTTATTTATAGGTATTATTATTATTGTATTCGCTTTATGGAATATAACACAGAATATTAAAACACGATGTTATGAGTCGGCGGCGGCTGCAAGGGCGGTGTCTGCCGCTCGTTTCAAGGAAGGGTTCGCTGGCGGCGGCGGCACTCCCACCGCGGTCTCTCAAGATACGACCATTTTAATGAAAGCAAAGGAGCTATTGAAAAATAGTGGTATCAAAGACTCATTTTCGATGAACGGTGTATTAACTACCGAGAATTTTACACCCGACACGAGTGAAAATGATATGACGATACATCAGCGTAGAAAGGCGGCAACCGTGCTAGACCGATTTGAAACAAAAGCAGCATCGCCAACCGCGCCAGGAGCAACAGCACCGCCAACCGCGCCAGGAGCAACAGCATCGCCAACCGCGCCAGGAGCAACAGCATCGCCAACCGCGCCAGGAGCAACAGCATCGCCAACCGCGCCAGGAGCAACAGCACCGCCAACCGCGCCAGGAGCAACAGCATCGCCAACCGCGCCAGGAGCAACAGCATCGCCGCCGCCCTCCGTCAAAGAAGGCATGGAAAACGCCGACGAAAAAAGCAAGGAAATTATTGAACGGAATATCACATCGATAAACCCGGAGGACAGTCAGAGTAAATTCAAGTTGCGTGATTATTACATCAAGGCGGCATATAACGCGTTTAATCCATACAAATTCAAGAATTCGACAGTAAGTATGGACGCATTGTTGTATGTGATTGCTCGCGGTTGCCGGTTCATCGACTTCGAGGTGTTTTCCGTAGACAACGAGCCGGTTATTGCTTCATCATCCGTGAACTCATTCAATTATAAAGAAACATTCAATCACATCCCCGTCATTGAAGCATTCGAAGTCTTAGGTAGTTATGTGTTTTCGGGAGCAAAATGCCCCAATCCAAGCGACCCGTTCATCATTCATATGCGGATTATGTCGCGTAATATAACGATGTATGATAAACTTGCGAATGTCATCACGCAAAGTAAAACAGTAGCACGTAATTTATTAGGACCGAAGTATGGCCGCGAATATCAATCCAAAGATTTAGGCAATGAGGATTTACTGGATTTCAAGGGCAAGATTATATTAATGGTGGATGGAACAAACCCAGTGTATCGAGAGACGAAACTGTTTGAATTAATCAATATGAGTTCGAATTCGCTCTTTCTCTCGAAGTATACATATTTCGGCGTAAAGAATATCGGCGACCCACAAGCATTCAAGGACGCGAATAAGAAGAATATGTGTTTGGTTGTTCCGGATAAGAGCGGTCGGCCAATCAACGAAGGACATAATGGGCCTTATACTTGGGGGTGTCAGATTGCCACAATGTGTTTTCAGGAAGAAGCGCGTGATGAGAAGTTGAAAGCGTATGAAGATAAATTTGCGTCAGTTGGGTATGCTTTTATTTTAAAACCGGAGGATTTGCGTTATGTTCCGATTACGATTGCTCCACCAGCGCCTCCCGACCCGAAGTCATCGATGGAGGCACGGCCGACAGAAGCAGCGGGAGGTGTCAAGATTTCCCTTTAATTTGCGTCGCTCGTTTCGCAACACCCGGAGGGTGCCGCTCCACTCGCTCCGCAAATTACTCGATAATTATCGCGTTCCATCCTTACGGGGTGTCGCTCCACTCGCTCCGTGAATCACTCAAGATTTATCGCGTTCCATCCTTGTTGAGGTGGGGGTGTGAGGTATGAAAATATATTCTAATGATATAATAATACTATCATATCATTATGGACGAAATTCCGTATAATATTGGTGGTTCTGCCTCAAGCAGTTCCAAGGAAAGCTTCGAAGAAAGAGAACTCGAAATCCTCCGTAGTGCCGTCGATTTAGTGGAAAAACGCAAAGGTGAAAAGGTTATTCAAGACCCCAAAGTTCAAGAAATCATCGCCATTGTCGAGAAATTTATCGCCGACAAGAAACTCGTGTGTTATGGCGGGACTGCCATCAACAATATCCTCCCAGAAGACGCCCAGTTTTACAATAAGGATGTCGAGCTCCCTGATTACGATTTTTATTCGGATAATGCGTTAGATTGTGCGAAAGAACTCGCGGACATTTACTACAAGGCCGGATATGAAGATGTCGAGGCAAAATCCGGTGTTCATCACGGGACATATAAAGTGTTCGTGAATTTCACTGGAATCGCTGATATTACGCAAATGGAGCCGGCATTATTCAAAGCAATCTCTCGAGACGCAATTATTAAAAAGGGAATCCGATATGCTCCGCCCGACTTTCTGCGTATGGCGATGTATCTCGAGCTATCGCGCCCCGATGGTGATGTATCGCGATGGGAGAAGGTTCAGAAACGACTTACATTGCTCAACACGCATTATCCTCTCAAAGGGTATGATTGCGATAAGATAGAGTATCAGCGCGGTTTTGATGGTTCAACCAAATCAAAATCCGGTGAAATCAGTGTTTCGAAGTCTCGGTCGCGGACACAGTCGAAGTCGCAGTCTCGTAGTCGAACTGTCAAACGTGGCGGCGGCGGCAGCGGCGGAAGTAAGCGCGACGCAATACGCCAGATTACCCGAAAATATAAGGGCGGTCTAGAAAATTATATGAAACATTTATATCACGGAGTATCCTCCCACGAAGAAACTATCGGCGATTTCAAATACAGGATTGAAGAAGATAAATTGACACACCGATATCGTTTAATTGCGATTTACGAGAGATTGTTTGGAAAGGATGATGAATTCGTTTTGTATTCGATGAAGGCGAGAGATTTGGATTCCGAAGCGTCTCTCACGAAAAAACCGTCGAAGTCCAGGTCTAGGTCCAAATCTAGGTCGCCGTCCCCGTCGCCATCCCCGTCGCCATCCCCGTCGCCGTCGAGAGATAAACCCGAGTTAAGTGTGAATAAATCACAAATGTCTTACAGAAATCAACGCGAAAAGGAACTCGCGGAGACCGATATTTATAATATTGTCCGCAGCGTTTTCATCAAAAATCGGGCTGTATTTTTCGGCGGGTATGCCAATCTCCTGTATTCACGATATATGCCCAAACACCAGCGCCGTATCGTCCAGAAAATCCCCGATTTCGATGTTCTCTCGGAAGAGCCGCGCGACTTGTGCGAGGAAGTCGTCAAAGAACTCACAAAGCATAAATATACCGATGTCAAATATACGAAACACGCGGGTGTTGGTGAAGTCATTTCGGAACATTACGATATTCGTGTCGGCGATGAAGTCATCGCGTTCTTATACAAACCTCTCGCGTGTCACAGTTACAATACAATACGAATACATTCGAACGGCAACGACCGTAAAGGCGGCGGCAGCGGCAGCAGCGAATCTATTCGTATTGCGACAATTGATACAATGTTGAGCTTTTACTTGGCGTTCATCTACGCTGACCGCGTTTATTATGACACCAACCGTATTCTTTGTATGTCGCAGTTTTTATTCGATGTTCAGCAACATAACCGGCTGAAACAGACGGGTTTATTACGCCGGTTCAGTATCAATTGCTATGGAAAGCAACCGACATTGGAGTCGATGCGGTTTGAAAAGACGAAGAAATATGAGGAATTGAAGGGGAAGCGCGATTCGCGCGAATTTGAGGAGTGGTTCTTGCGGTATATTCCGTATGAACACGGGAAAGCGAGGGCGGCGAAGGATGCGAAGGGGGCGGCGAAGACGCGGAAGTAGGTGAAGGCGGAATATATTATTTGCGTCTCGTTGTGTGTTTATTACGAGACTGTTTACGACGACGACCTTTGACCTTTCGTGATTTGCTGTCGTGAAACGATTTTTTACCTTGGGGTTTTAATGGAATAAAATGAGCATAATTATAACTTTGTTTGGGTCGTTGGCCGCCTGTTCTGTTATTGCTAATTGGTATAAATCGCTGTATGTAATCTCCTATAAGCGTAGGTAAATCTTGTATCCATTCTTTCATGAAATCTGAAGTTACATTAGCAATGCCGGTGTTGTCATATATGTATTTTAGTAGATTAGCAACTCTTGCGTCTCGATTGTCAGTTTGTTCGTTGAACTTCTCAAATCGAAAATCTCCCATTCCTTTCTCGATATCCTCCATAATATGAACGTATTTAGGGTCACGTTCTGTTAGTCCCAGTGAACTAATAAGTATTTCTTTTACAATATTTTTAAACCCTTCTTTTGGGGTGTTATTATCTTCATGGTTGAATATTCTCATCAATCCATATTCAATTATGCGAATTTTATTTTCATCAAAAAAAGACGCATAATTTGACGTGGAGACAATGTAATGTTCTGTGTCATGAATACCGTTTAGTATTATAGCCCTTTCCGCATCTAGTTGAAGTTCGAAGTTTGCTGATTGTTCTGATTGTCCTAATTGTTCTGATTGTCCTGATTGGGGGTTGACCACAACACTATATTTCTCATTAATTGGTACTACATCTTGTCGTTGAGTTCCGTCTACATCTGTATAACTTACAGTCACAACAGGGCGAACTCCAGATGCTGAAGAAATTGTTGATACATCTGTGGTAAATGACTCTATGTTAGGCGGTGGTTTATCTTTTAAACTCGATAAATGATTAATAACCGCTTTTACTGCTGCACCGATAAAAGCACTTATTGCATTACCATTTGTGTTTAATGTTGCGAGACTGGTTGGCATTTTCGTTATACACTACACCAATAAAAAAATTTCACCTCAACCCATCCCCCAGTTTCTTGAAAATCAAAGTAATCACGAAAAATGTCCCTGCAAACATCACGCTTGTAGCTGCGAGACCCGTGATATTGAAATTCCCGTCTTCCGCGAATAACGACGGAAGAAACCGAAGCAATTGTGCCCGAAAAACAGGCATTTGAAAAATAAAATATAGAACGACAATAAGTATCGGCATTTGAAGGTCGTAATAAATCGCTTCGAGTGTATCGATTTGATTGGATTGGCGAGTGTTGGCACGCACGATATTTTCCATTGATGTATGGTCTTTGATATAATCAACTCCGCCTTCTTCGTCCTGAAAATGGACGGACTTCTGCGGGATATAATTAGGCCTCGCTTGGTCGTCGTGTGTAAATGAATTCGGGTTCATCGGAATGTCTCTCGTTGGAATCATCGTCATTCCGTTGGCACTGGCGCGTTGGACGCCCTGAAGCACTTCGTTCATTACATTTCCCGGAATTCCGCCGTGAGCGGTGGTCATCATTTGGTCGTTTCCGCCGCCGCCGCCACCGCCGCCGCCGATATTCGGGGAGTAAATGAGTGGTGCTCCGCCCCCGCCCCCACCACCGCCGTAAGCAGAGCCAGGTGTTTGGCTACTTAAAGGAAGGTCATCAATACTAGTAGTGTC